CGTGATGCGATGTTCCGCATTACTGCATTGCGCGAGGAGCTTGGCAAGTTGGGTGCCTATGGTAACTCGACACGCCAAGAACCGTTGTTTGTTCTTGTTTGTGGTCAAGCTGGTATTGGCAAGAGTACAGTCTCGAAACTTTTACAAGCAACTATGATCAAGGAGGTTTGTGGTCCAGTAGCCGTTAAGAAGTTCTCTGACAATGATTCAGGTTCGTATGTTTATGCACCGAATCAAGAGTCGAAATACTTGGACGGTTACAATAATCAACCATTGGTCTTACTCGACGATTTTAGTTCGTCGGTCGATTCATGTAAGATTTGGACTCAAAATCTCATTCACCTTGTGAACACTCAACCACACCAAACTTCTCAAGCGTCATTGGAGCGCAAGGGAACAGTGTATTTTGATTCAAAGTTCATCTTGGCGACATCAAATGTGGCTTCTTTTGACAATGTGCTTCAGCATATGTATTCCAAAGAGGCTGTGTGTCGACGTATTCATGCGGCGATTAAAGCTAAAGTGAAGCCGGAGTTTGCTCTCGTTTCTAATTTGAGTGAACCTATGGCTGATCCGGCTAAAATTGCCAAGTATCGTGAGGAAAATCCTGATCATAAAGAATGTTTTTGGTTGGATTTTGTTCGCGTTGACCCTTTGCATGGAACGGAAATCTATATGTGTGCGTGTGGCGAGAAATGTCTTAAACCTGATGGGGTTTGCAACCCTGCAACCCTTAAGGACGTTCTACAGTTTGTTGTACGTCTTTATCGGTTCCGTCGTGACTATGAAGAGCGTCAAAAAGCTCGGAATAAAAGCATGATGGAGTTTTTGACGACTGATGCTGACACTTTGGAAGCGCTTGAAAGAGCGTTCACACAAGGAACTTGTGGTCATAGCCATTGTTACTCATGCACTCGAAATGCAGAAATGCGTGCATCTGTAGCGATGTGGTGGTTTGAGAAGAGTCTTGAGACTCCTCATGAAGTGGCTGGAAGTAGCTCTTGTAACCCTGACGCTGAAGGAGATGACACTCTCGATGACCTTAAAAAGTTTATTGAGGATAAATCCCTCTTCAAAGACCTTTTTTCAAAGAGGTCTGCGTTTTCCCCTATTTGCATCAAAGAGTTTGCGTTCAAACGCGGATTTGACATCGACAACCCTTACCTCGACCCTCGTTTGGTTAGAGAGTATTCGGGTATGATTGGTGTGTGGGGAGTTGCTCGACAACACAGTTGGAGGATTGACTTAGAGGCTGGCATTAAAGATATTATCTACAATGCTGGACAACATGTTCGGTTCTACCTATCTATCCGTCGTTTGCACAAGTTTGCTCAGCAAGCACTTCCGATTGTTGGAGTGCTTCTTGCCCTTCGTGCTTTGTGGGACGTTTTCACCGCCAGGTGGCGCGTTGCCAAGCATAAGGCTGAGAAGGCTGAGAAGAAGCGTCAGGAGAAGAAGAAAGATGTTGTTGTTCAAAGTGCTGATTCCCAGCATGACCAAGTGGTAAGATCATTGTTGGCTTCTAACATCTTGTATATGCAAGACGGTGACACGTTTTGCGGGTACGCGATTGGTGTTGGAGGCTCTTTGGTCATCATGAACAAGCACGTATACCATAATATCAAGGATAATCATCCCGAATTGTCGTTCTTGAAGAAGACTACAAAGAAGAATCGGTTTTCCTATACAGTTGATGTCCACACGCTTCAAGCGTATGAGTCGCCTGTTGATGATTTGGTTTGTGTGAACGTTCCGAAGTTCAACTGTCAGAACATTGTTCATCACTTGGCAGATGAGGATATCGAGCGTACTCAGAGTTTCAACGCTCAGCTAACAAGCTGGACACCAGAGAATGATGGGTATGTTGTTGAAACAAGCTCAGGTATCGCTCGCTTAGGGAGACCTATATCCGCCATTGATCCCGATGGTAAAGAGTTTAGGTCACACAACACTGTTGAGTATGATATTCCTACTGAAAATGGCCAGTGTGGTGCGTTACTCACTCGTATTGACGCGTCACGCCGGTCTAAGGTTGTTGGCCTCCATGCAGCCGGTAATTCTACTGGCACGCGTGGGTATGGTATCTTGATCAAGAAGAGTTTCATTCAGCGTTGCTTTGCTCACTTTGAGACCCCTGTGGTCCAGTATGCAGCAACATCTGATATGGATACTCATTTCAAGTTTGTTTCAGCACCCAAGGTGGAGTATGAAGACTTGCAGTGTGTTGGTAGTGCAACACCTGTATCCACGACGTACAAATCCGAGATCTGTAAGTCCCCATTGTATGGGGAAATTGCAGACCCACCAAATAAGCGTCCCGCAATGTTGAACCCATTCATGAAGGATGGTAAGTTGTTTGACCCTGTGTGCGAGGCTTTGAAGGAGTACTCGCGTGGCGGACGTCTGTGCAACCAAGAGGTTTTCAATGCCTCAACAAGTGCTTACATTCATGAGCTTACTCTCGAGACTGTTAAGCCCCTTGGTGGGCTGCTTTCTTTTGAAGAGTCTGTGACTGGTTCTAAGGATAAGGCACCATGGCTCAAGCCAATCAATCGTGGAACTGCGTCTGGTTCTCCAAGTCGGTTCAATCCCGATGTTGGAACTAAGAAGCGTGAAGCTTTTGGTTATGATGAAACTTACACCTTTGATACCCCTGGAGCACTTCACATTCGTGAACAGTTCGACCAAGCACATGATGCTCTCAAGAAAGGTCCGATCCCGATGGTCTTTGTCGCTTTTCCTAAAGATGAACTTAGGCCATTGGAGAAGGTCCATCAGGGCAAAACTCGTGTTGTCTTCTCCTGTGATGTCGTCAACACACTGCTGATTAGGAAGTATTTTGGAACGTTTGCATCGTGGTATCAAGACCCACAAAATCGTTTCAAGAACTCGTCTGCAGTTGGAATGAATGTTGCCGATCAGTTTGAGTGTCGTGCATACTCGGAGCACCTCGGAAATGGTGATCCGAATGCTGATGTGAAAGCTGGTGATCATAGTGGGTATGACAAGAAGCTTCCTCCGATTGCGATTGAGTCTGTTTGGGCTGTATACAAAGAAGTTATGGCTCCATTACTCTCGCAAGAAGAGATGCTTGTTGCACGACATGTGTTTTTGTCGTTCACAAAACCATTCATCCAATTTCGGGACTGTATCATTGAATGGGATAACTCGAATCCTTCGGGCAACCCCATCACTACTATCCTGAACACAATTTGTAACAACATCATCCTCAGATATGGTGTGGCACGCTCACTTGGTGCCACGACTTTCCGTGATGCAAAGAAGCTTTTGATCGATATCTATCATCGAAAGGCTGTAACCTACATGTGCTACGGAGATGACAATGTCTGGAAGGTAGACACTGTTCTTATCAAGAAGTACGGCGTCGCTAACATCACGTACTCTATGATGGATAACGCTCTATCTGAAATGGGGATGAAATACACAGATGAGATGAAAAACGACACTTTTGACGAAGCACGTCGAACTGTCTTTGATGTTTCTTTTCTCAAGCGCACACTTGCATGTGAGAATGGTGTGTACTATATGCGTCTTGCATTGGATACGCTTACTCAAAACGTGCAGTGGGCAAAAAAGAAGGACACTGATGGCGAATTGTTCCGTGTTAAAGTCGAAGGTTTCTTAGATGAGTTGGCGATTCATGACCGTGCCACATGGGAGTTTTGGCATGCG